GGTATAAAATCATCCGTGACCAACGTTTACCGCGAAAAGTACCCTCCTGACGTGCAAAAAGACATGATGACCGATCTGCTTGAGCCGATCAAGCACAAGATCGTTGCCGGAGTGTCCGGNAATCACGAGTACAGGACGCTCAAAGAGTCGTGCCAAGACGTAGCAAAAGATATCTTTGCCGTTTTGCAGCTTAAAAGCGTGTATGATCCTGACGCAGTGTTTCTCAAGGTGTCGTTTGGGAAAAAGCGCAACGGCAAGCCGGCGACGTATATGATATATGTATCTCACGGATCGGGCGGCGGAGCGTTACTCGGCAGCGGACTCAGCAGGCAAGACGGGTACCATATGGCAATAGAGGGCGTAGACATATCCATTANCGGTCACACTCACCGTCCAAGCAAGACCCCGTCGTCGAGACTTGTATTTGACCCGCATAACAATAGGGTGACACGGCGCAACACCTTGATTTTTGTTTGTACCGCATGGCTTGACTATGGCGGTTATCCGGTGCGAGGGCAGCTTAAGCCGACGGCGTTTTATCCGGACACGATAACTCTTTACGGCGATCGCAAAGAGTGGCGATGAGTGATATTACCCGCAAAAGCGGTTGATATACCAACAAAGCCCCTGTTGGTTATGCTTGCGATTGTGCGGTGCGGATAGCTACCGATGCTGCTATATCAGCAAGTAACCAGCCGTCGCGCGGCGGTGTCCTTCGGNCGCAGGGGATTTTAAGAGGTGCAAATCCTCGCCGCGCTATTATCTAACAAGCAGGGAGGTGGGAGCGGTGGGCAGTTATAGTGGTATGCGCAGGCGCACGACACACTGGCGCGACAAAGGGCAGAACCCGCCGCCCGGAGACACTAATAAGCCTGTACCGCCGTCAAACTCGAGAGCGGCACACAAAAACTGGCAGGCAATGCTAAACCACGAGCATCCGGACGCGGCAAAAGTCGAGGAGACGTATGTGTGCATACTAGCCATAACCGGCAATCCTGCTGCTGCTTACCGTGCGTCAGGATATCCGCTTGAGGATGACTATGGCAATCCTGTGCCTGGCTCCACCATAATCAGGCGCGCGAAAAAGCTTGCAGAGCTGCCGAGGATACAAAAGGCTGTAAACGAGTATAGGCGTCTCTTGCAGGCAAAAGCCTCAAAAGAGTGGACACGTGAAGAGATACTCAACGGATACCGAGAGCTATATAACGTGGCGCTTAAACATCTTGAGACCGAGGTCGTTAGCGACACAGGTGAGGTGAAAGCAATCAAGTACAACGANCGTGCAGCGGCAAACGCCGCTAAGGTACTCGAGCAAGTAACCAATATCTACGGCTTTAACGCGCCGGTAAAGACCGATANCAAGATACAATTCGTGTTCGGCGGNTTCGGTGAGCCACAACATGCCGATGGCAAAGACTACGACTATGAGGGTACAGCGGATACTGATGTAACCGACATCAGCAAGTACGCAAAATGATAATCAATCTCGGCTTTAAGCCTAACCCCAAGCAAGAGCTAATGCTCACCGACACCACACACCGATACATATGCTACGGTGGCGCAAAGGGCGGCGGTAAGACGTGGGCGCTACGTGTTAAGGCGATACTGCTTGCGGCACATTATGACGGCATAAAGATACTTGTCATACGCCGCACGTATCCGGAGCTGCGCAACAACCACATCCAACCGATGCTGGCAATGCTTAAAGGCATAGCCAAGTACACAGAAACCGACCACACGTTCAGGTTTCCTAACGGCTCCACAATCGAGTACGGATACTGCGCCTCATACAGCGATGTCGTGCGGTACCAGGGGCACGAGTACGACATCCTCATGATCGACGAGGCAACAACGATCATGGAGGAGTGGTGGGACGAGCTAAAGCTTTGCGTCCGTGGCACAAATGGGCTGCCAAAACGAGTGTATCTAACTTGCAACCCTGGCGGTGTCGGTCACGATTGGGTAAAAAGGTTGTTTATCGACCGCGAATACCGGGACGGAGAAAATCCCGATGATTACGTATTCATTCCGGCTTCGGTCTACGACAATAAGGTACTCATGCAGACTATGCCGGAATACGTTAAGCAACTTGAGTCACTTCCTCCTGACAAGAGAGCAGCGCTGCTTGAAGGCAATTGGGACGCATACGAGGGCAGATTCTTTCCGGAGTTCAAGCCGTCTACACACGTTGTGGAGCCTTTCGAGATACCGTCGCANTGGCTTAGGTACAGAGCGATTGACTACGGTCTTGACATGCTCGCCTGCCTGTGGATAGCGGTTAGCGATACCGGCGACGAGTATGTTTACAGAGAGTTACACGAGCCGGATTTGATAGTGGCAGAGGCAGCGCGCAAGATCGTAGAGCGATCATACGGCGAGACAATATACGCCACATATGCCCCGCCTGATTTATGGGGGCGCACAAAGGATACCGGCATAACAATTGCAGAGATATTCCGCAATAACGGCGTGCCGCTTACTCAGGCAAGCAATGACCGCATACAAGGCTGGCAGGCTGTCAAAGACCACATTAAGATATTGCCTGACAAGCCCAAAGAAGATAAGCACAAGCCGACGCGCGACGATATATTGCACGCAAACTCGCCAAACTACCAAGCTAAAAAAGAGGAAGAGGACCAAGTCGAAGAGAACCCGCCGCACAGCAGGTTGAGGGTGTTCAGCACCTGTCCGATTTTGATACGACACATGCAGGCGCTACAGTACGACGATAACAAGATAGGCGATGCGGCGACAGAGCCTCACGAGATCACTCACATCTGTGACGCGCTAAGATACTACTGCGTATCACGCATAACGATACCCAAACCGCAGATGACAGCACTCGAGTCGATAATCCGCAAAAATACACATAAACGCAAACTGCGCGGCATTCGCGCAACGTAAAGGAGCGAGCAATGAAGCCTTTAACTATAAAGCGAGCGACAAAGCCGCTTAAACTTCTCAAACGCAATCGACTATGTTCGGTCAGAGGATGCCATAATCGCGTATCGTACATAATCACGCGATCAGACCAGCGTTATCAAGGAGAGCCGAGAATGTGCGAGGAATGCATTATGGCAGCCGCCGCAATCCTTGACAAAATGCGAGAACAGGACATCGAAGAGGCGCTCGACATGCGAGACGACCCGTTAGATAATGATACAAAAGAAGCTGAAAAAGAAGAAGATCCTAAGCCTAAACAGGCGAAAAAAGGCGCTAAAACATGATAAAAGCTGCTATTTGCCTTGTTATTTTGCTTGCAATTGTTATTACAGTGGCGGTTTTAGTTCCAGTAACAAATACACGTGACGAAATCCCGTTAATACCGAAAGAAGACAACGAATTTATCAACCCATATAAGAAACGCGCGATACCAAAACATCGTAAAAATTTAAAGGAGTGGCGTGGAGAATGAGTGCAATAACAGATCGTATCAAGAGAGCGCTTAATCATGGCGGACCGTCGATGGGATACATTTCCGGACTTAAAGACCTCGGCACAATTCTACAGAACCTTACAAAAGGCTTTGCAAAACACACGCACATCTGCTATACGCTCAAATCCGCAGACGTAAGCGGCGGCAAAGCGACAATCAAACTTGACGGCGAGTACGATTCTGTCAGCGGAATTCTCGTTCTTTCGAGCGCAGGCGCGCCGAGGGCGATAACCAAAGTTGAGATCACCGAAGACGCTGAGAGAGGCACTTTTGCTCTCGAAGTGACAGCAACAAGTGTTGCCGCTGGCGACACCATACACGCAGATCTGTACTTGATGGCATAAATCTGACAGGAGGGCGGCGTAAGTGAATATAATAGACGGTATTCGCCGCCTGTTCAGCGGCAAATCAGGAGAAAACACAGAAGATAAAGAGACGCCAGTAGGATACAGTTTCGACGGCGACGAGCTTTACAAAGACGATATCGTTGCAGAGATCAAACAAAAGCTTGAAAAACGCAGATCAGACCGCCGTGCATTTGAAGCTCAGTGGCTTTTAAATGCAAACTTCCTTTACGGGCACCAATACTGCGATATAAATGTCCACACGGGCGAAATCGAGACTATAGAGCCGCCTTTTGAGTATTCAGAACGCGGAGTTTTTAACAGAATAGCGCCTCTTATCGAGACGCGACTCGCCAATATCCGCACAGTAAAGTACGCAATGACCGTCAATCCGCGCACAAGCGAGATTGACGACTGGGAAAAAGCGGATATATCCTCAAAACTGCTGCGATATATACAGACACATACCGATTTTAATGCAAAATTATCTGACATTGCCATACCGTGGGCAGAGCTTACCGGCACATCGTTCATCCTTTCATGGTGGGACACGAACAAAGGTGCCGAAGTTGCGCAGATAGAGCACGTAGAAATCGACGAAAACGGCGAGGAAATACGTACAATTGAAACTATTTATGAAGGCGATCTCAATTATGGCGTGCTTTCGTCCTATGAAGTATTCCCGGAATCTCTCTACAAACAGGAAGTAGAAGACCAGCACGACATAATTGTCGAGCAGATCATGACGGTCGAAGAGATATACGACCGTTACNGCATTAAAGTTGACGGAAGGCAATGCCAGACATATGTTTTAACACCTATCGCGGCAGCAGGCGGACTCGGTCAAGAAAACTCAGTATTTGGTTTATCCAGACAGACGGTTGAAAACAGTGAAACTGTAATTACATACTTTGAACGCAGATCCAGAGCGTTCCCTGAGGGACGCATAATCATCATAATCGGTGACGAGCTTGTATATTACGGTCCTATGCCGTATGAGCAGATACCTATTGTAGCTATTAAGAGCAAGATAGTCGTCGGTCAATTCTACGGCAAAAGCGTGATTCAGGACCTTATACCGCTGCAGAGAGCTTACAATGCTGTTTGCAATAAGATACTGGAGCACGTCCAGAACATAGCATCAAACGCAATCGTTGTTGAGCAAGGCTCGCTTGTAGACATAGACGAGTATATCGAAAACGGTATCCCGCCAAATGCTATACTCGAGTATCAGAAAGACAGCAAGCCGCCTCAGCCGTTACAGAGAGCACCGCTCGACCAGGCTACACTGGCGCAGTATCAGTCATTGAAAAATGACATGGAGTATGTAGCCGGTGTATCACAGCTTATGGTATACGGCGATACTCCGTCCGGAGTCGAATCCGGCATAGCAATTGAAAGTCTGCGGCAGATAGACAGCACAAGACTTTCGCTTACCACTGAAAATATCAGGNCAAGNGTAAAAAAGATTGCGATCCTATGGCTGAAGATATACAAGGAGCACATGACCGGTTATCGTGTATGCCAGATCGCAGGTTCAAACGACNTAGGCGGCGTACTTACATGGTGTTCNGANGATATCAATTCATTTGATNTCGAGTTTGACACCGAAAACGANCTTNTTCTTTCNCAGGAAAAACAGCGACAGAACTTTATCGAGGCGTGGAATATGGGACTGTTCCGTGACGCTGACGGCACAATACCTCGCGAGATAACTACCAAGTTCCTNGAACTTATGAAACTCGGCAGGTATTCAGACATGATGGGCGTTGAAGACTTNCAGCGTCAGACAGCCCAGAGAGAGAATACATTCTTCCTTAACGGCGTTATTCCACAGCGTGGTGAATATGACGACGACGACATTCATCTGTATGANCACAAAAAGTTCATTCTGCAGATGAGATTCCGCATAATGCAGAGCAAGAATCCTGAGTATTGCGCTCGGTTCTTCGCACACATGAAAGAACACGAAGCGGCAATAGCTCAAAAACTCATTGCAAAACAACAAATTTTAGGAGGAGGGCAGAGTGCAGCGATAGCTGCACCAGGTGATATATATGGCTAAGACTTTAAACGATGTCCTACCAGAAATTC